CGGTCTTTGGTTGGGACATCATGGAAGTCCTTGATGCGGAAGGAAAACCGTTGATAGGTTCCAATGACAAAGTGGTCAAGAAGGCTGTCCCAAATTGGCAAGAACAGGCTGTAATTAATTGGATGCAGACTCAAGTTCTCAAAGGCAAATCTAACAGTTGGATTGCCCGAGAATTGAACGGAATCGGACTCAAAGGTAAGAGTGGCGGCAAGTGGCAAAGTAACTCCATCAAGCGAGTCTTAGCGGCAAAGCAACACTCACAGATTGTCAACTTCACTCCCCCAAAGAGAATGATGAAGTGGCCGTTTGCAGACCTTCGTAAGAAACAGGCTTGATGCAAGGTAGCCCCCTGCACCTAATGTGAGTCCTCTCGGTGGGATTCGTCGGTTGCTTCATCCATTTTGCGTTGCATTCTTCTCGCCTTTTGAAAGAGGAACCACCTGTACAGATAATCTTGGTCTTTCATTCCTCTTCACCGTCCTTGTACTGCTGAATCAATCGTACTCCGGCTGCGTATTGACGCTCAATAGATTGCGACTCTTTGCTCACTCTTGTGTAGGGAATCAATCTAACTTCTTTCACTAATTTGGTGAAGTAATCACTGATTCTTTTCTCGGGGTGATAGTCAGCGATTATTTGTTGTATTTTCTCTATGCTTGGAGGCCTGTCTCCGCTCATTGTGCGTAGTCTATTCGCCCGTCCTCTTGAGGTGGCGGGAGGAATGCCTCTATCGTAGAATTTGGGGTATTCCATACATCTCAGGAGGATGGCATAGGGTCTAAGTTCATCCAAAGAAACACCTTCCTCCCTCAATGTGTAGTAGGCATTTGCGAGTGCTTCATGGAAGATTGCTTCGGGCGGTTTCTTCCCGTAGAAGTGGTCTTCAATTGGGATAAATTCCCCGCACCATTTCTGCATTTTAGCGAGATATTTTGGTGAAGGTTTGTTGGTCTTCCACCATCTCTGTACAGTGGAACGGTTGAGTTCCATTCGGTCAATAATTTCAGCGTCTGTTACTCCCTGTTTTTCTAAGAAAATCAGGCAATCATGTATGTCCATTTTATGCAACATATGCATCACTTTGTTTCTACAGGTAGATATACCGTAACATTTCCAAGACTCGCTATTAGATAGTAGGACTGACAATGAGATTGTATGGCTAAAGGTAGCAGCGATTTAATCTTACGAGACAGAATGCAATTCACATTTGATGCATCAGGGAACAGGACCACATTGTATGGTAGAATAGACTTGAGCGACTATGTGAATACAGTTGAGAAAAAGGGTCTATCAATCAAGGAAGTACGGTTTCAAGTCCGTGACCCTGAAGGATTAGAAACCAACACAGGCGTATGGGTTCCTGTAGGTCATTCACTCAACGCAAGTGGTGCTAATGCTGCAAGGGCTTCAATGAAGTTGTACGCTACCACAAGGGCATACGAGAACGCAAGCGATGTAGGCATCAGTAGCCCCGATGTTATCGCTGTCCATGAGACTATGCAAATCGTTCCTCCACAATTAGGGGCTAATGCTGATGACCCAACCTACAATTTCATCAGTACAGATTATGGTACTCCTGATTTGCATCCTGAAGGCTTCACTGTCGTCAGTGATTTGCTTATTGGAATAGCAGCGGATGGATGGACAGCATACCCCTCACAGACCCTTGAATTGGATGTTATGGTGATTGCTCAACCTGTCTCTGTAACCGTTGCCCGAATGAATGAAATTTTAACTCAAGCGCAGGACTTGTGATTCAGTTGGTAAAGGTCGAAGGTACCATTGCCGAATTGAAATCTCTCTTCGTCAATGCGGTTGTTGCTGAAGTCAAAAAGGAAGTAGTGAAACAAGGTGCTCAAGTGGTTAAGAAAACTGTCAAGCGTACTAAATCTGCTTGGCAAAAATTCATGGCTACGAAGAAGAACCAAATTAAATTTAAGAGTGGACCTAACAAAGGAAAGTTGGACCTCAAGAGAATGTCCAAAGCATACAAGCGAGGACGAAAGAAATGAGGCAGAGTGAGATTAGAGAAACACTTCAAGGGACTGTTGAAATCGGAGCCGAAGGGTTTGGTATTCTACACAAGAGAATCAACCTGAAGCAAGGTTACCGCCATCATATCCAAAGTATTGATTGGTTCAATGATATGGGTGGTATGTGGATGGCTAACTTGGGAGAAGGTGAACCTCCTATTGGCTACCAATTCTACCTTAGTCCTTATCCGATTCAAGTCACCGATGAGGATTGGGGAAGTAATCTTGGACTATTGAACAATAGCGGACCTATGGCCGGTGATGATACGGTTTTATTCAAGGCACTTGGATATGGATTAGGTCAAGACATTATCACATCTCCACCCATCGAAACAGAATTCCCAAATCAGTCAGTAGGTGGGCTTCCAAATTTCACTTGGTATAGTGACCATCTCTACCTTTCATGCGTTGTCTTCAATGCGTCATCACCACCTCTCAATGAAGTCCCAATCAAGATGAGTATCTACATCAATACCAAGAACACAAGGGTAAGTGGATTAGAACATTCAATGGGCGTCTATCAAGAGATGCAAGAGGCACAATGTAGACTTCTTACAGAGACTGCCGTGAACATCAATACTCTGCATAATGCGGGCTATACTTGGCCTACATGGACCTACGGCGGTACTCGGCCTGAATTGATGCTTGACGGTCCTTCTACGCTCATCTATTACGGACATACAGGATATGGAATTGCTGAAGAGATGAAGTCCCAAGCGGAATTCCGTCAAGACTACATGGATTCAAGTCAGATGGTTGCCTTTGATGCTGCCTTCGGTTCCTTCGCTGATTCAATCCCTCAATGGATTCAGATATTCGATGTCGATGGAATCTTTTCAGGTCCAATCAGAGCGAATTATCCTCCAAACAAGTATCATGACAATGGCAACACAATGATGCTGTAATCAATTATACACAGGGCATTTGCCTGTACAGTACACGGTTATAAGGTACAATGGGTACAGGCTGTACATGGCCGACGCACTACTACGAGCATCCGAGACGAAAACTGCTGACTTTGAGAACACCTCTAACATGGGTGTTTGGACCAACCTATACACAGGTCTACACATAGATAGAGAGTTGGATAATGAAGAACCTATGGCGACAAACACCATAGTAAGTGCTTACATCAGAGTGAGCACAGATAAGCAAGATGAGAAGATGCAGAAGACATACATCACCGCACAACTAAAGTTGGCGGGAATCAACCCAAACCAAGTGGAATGGTTCGCAGAGACAATCTCGGCATCCAAGAAAGAAAGACTACAGGAAAGGAAGGAAGGAAAGAAACTTCTCGCCTTGATTGAGACAGGCCAAGTGAAGCAGGTTTTCTGTTACAAACTTGACCGCCTATTCCGTAGTCAAAGGGCAGCACATTCCTTCGTGGCAATATGCCAAGAAATGCACACGGATGTCATCTCAATGGATACCCCAAGTGGACTTCTAACCGATGAAGGGTTCCTTCTTTACTCCATCAACTTCATGATGGCAGAGATGGAAGTTCGCAGACTTGGAAAGAGAACAACTCACGGCATGGATGAGACACGAAAGAACGGTGGAGTTACGACTTCTGCGGTCTTTGGTTGGGACATCATGGAAGTCCTT